GCCTTGGAGGAGAAGAATCGAGTTTTAGCTGTCGCGAAATAATCTGGATCTCGTTCTATTCCGATGAATTTTCGGCCAAGGCTCAATGCCGCGACACCGGTTGTCCCGCTACCCATACAGTTATCTAGAACTGTGTCTCCTGGATTGCTGTAGGTGCGTATCAGGTACTCACATAGGGCGACGGGCTTCTGCGTCGGGTGCAGGTTCGATTTTTGCTTGTCGCTGGCAAATTCAATAACGCTGCGCGGATAGCGTTCGGTACTGTCGTAAGACAGCCCGTCCAAATTCTGCTTGCCGTAGACGGGGGAGCCATCCCCGCGCTTCTTTGCGGTCTTTCTGACGTGCCCAGAAGTCTTTATCGGGTTGTAGGTCGGCTGCCGCGTGTAGAAAACAAGTACGTTTTCATGCGCCTTCATTGGCGCTTTCTTGGCGTTTAGATGCCCGGTTGCGTTCGTCTTTTCCCAAATCCATTCATACTTGAGTGCCTTAATGTTGCTGGCACCAAGAATCTTGTCGAACGGTGCTTGGGCGAAGAGGATGACTGGGCCGCTGCAGATACGGTTATAATGATGCCAAAGCTGCTTGAGCGGCATCTCGGTATCCCATGCGCATTGGGTCGTTCCGTAAGGCAGGTCGGCAAGAACAAGGTCTACCGACTGAGCGGGGATCGCGGGCAATACATTGAAGCAATCGGCGCAGTGTAGCGTGGCTTGGGTCGAAGGACGAGAACCTTCTCCGATTGGTTTTGTTAACCGCGATACAATCTTACGCTTCTCGATCTCGCTATAGTCAGCCTCGGATTTTTGCGGAAACCCGTCAAAGGGACGCGTTTCCAGAAACTGAACAAAAATCATCTTCTCGGCAGTAGTCATCGGCTCGTTGTTAAGTGGACCGTCCATATCGCCAAGGATGACAAAATCCTCCACCTCACCCATGACTACGCACCTCACGAGCAGGACGGGAGGCGGTGCGTTGGCTTGGAGACTTATCGAATCCGCGAGACTGGATCTTCTGACGTTTGGGCTTAATGCCCAGGTTCATCATTCGCTTGCGAGCGGTAATGGCTTTCTCTTTTACGTCCTCTGCGGTTTTTGCGCGGTGAAACTTCTGCAAAGCGGGGCGCAGATTAGACTCGCGATGTTCGCCGCCATTGATGAGGGCTGTAAGGTGATCGCAGTGCCTTGCCTCTCCCGGCATGATCTTGCGGCCCGATAGGTGACAGATGCCGCCGTGGCGCTCGAATACACGCAATCGGACCCGAGGCGGAATGGCTTGATCGTCATGCTTGGCAATCCACTCTGGAGTTGATCTGCTCATGACAAATCCCCGACGAGTTCGCGGATCGCGGTCCGGTAATCCTCGGCGCTGATCTGGCCTTTGAGGTTGCGATCACGCAGGCCGTAGATCGCGCGCATTTCCTCGAGATCGGATTCAGATGGTGTGCCCCCGATCTGTTTCAGCGCCTCGGTGTGACGGCTTGGCAATGAGCGCGGCTTGTCGCTCGCGGCGTTCATCGTCTCGACGTAGGTCTTCCGCCATCCATCAGGAAGGCCAGAAATGTTGCCCGCGACCAGAGCAGGGGGATGATCCGAGGTCGCGGGCGTATCCGTCTCTGCGGGGGAGGGTGCGAGAGACGAATTGGAATTGGTTGGGGCTAGCTTCTCACCAGCGTGATCGACTTGAGCCGCCTCGATTGGCGTTGTCACGGTCTCCGCAACTGGGGAAACTTGCTCGCGAGAGTTGGTTTGCTGGCTGGCGCCTCCTTCGGATTGATAGTCGGGATCATGGAACGTGACGCCGTGTTCTGCGCCGAAAGCGTGGATCAGTTCGATCAGGTCCGACATTTCAGCTTTGGCGAGGTCGGACGATGAACGGCCCAAGTTGACAAAGCCGGTGCCATCTAGGTTCGGCACCATGCGGAGTTCGCGCTTGAGCGCATCGAGGAAGATGAATTTCCAATCGTCAGGCTTGAGCTTCACGCCGTGCCAAGGCACTTGCGTTGCGACGTCGGTCAGCATCGCCCAGAAGCGATCGTTCTGCGCGCCGCTGCGTTGGGCCTGCTTGAATTCGACGCGCGTCCCGGCCGGCGCTCTGCCGATCCAGTGAACCGCTTTCGCGCGCTCCGATCCATCGGTGAGGGTGATGAGGGCGCGGCTCATGCTGCCAATCCAATCGTTTTATTGCCATAGCGACGGACCCGCTCGACGAGACCGGCAAGCTCATCGTTGAATTGGTCAACAGCACCGGAAAGATTGGCGATATAGTCATCATCGCGCGGGACGCGGACCACCATCAGCGGCAGCTTTGGCGAGTACGATACAAAATCCCACCACTCGCGCTCGCAAAGCCAGATACAGCCTTGAACCTGTGCCTTGTATTCGGGCGGCAATACGCCTCGTTCCAGCCGGTCAATCTGGATATGGGCCAGAGCCGTCTTGATCTCTAATCCGCCGTTAGCGTCGATCAGGGAATCCGGCGAGCATCCTTTGTCGCCGTTCTTTACAAACCCAACGATTTGAGGGTCTCGATCGGTCATGAACGAATACAGCGCACGGGCGTCAGGCTCTTGCTCATGGCCGCGCTCAGTATGCACGTTGCTGTAGTTGTCCGATGGCTCCCCGGTGATGATCTCGCCGGCCAACTGGCGCATATATTTTGCGCGCGTCTTGCCTTCGCCTTTCGCTAGGATGGACGAAAACGCCGAAGCCGTGGGCAAGCCCATGCGGGCGCGCATCCATTCATCGCTGTTCTGAGCGCAATCGATAATCTCCATCATAGCGGCGACCTCTTGCTTTCAAGAGCCTCCATCGCGCGGGTGAATTGGGAAAGCGGCAAGGTTTCGAGAGAGGCAACCTTGAGATAGGCGCAGAATTTCGGAATGTCGGCGCTGACCTCGGCGGCGAGTGCGGTTAGCTTCGCCAACTGCTCGTCGTTGATCGTCTGTCCGGCGCCAGCGGCGTTGCCGTCGTCGTCCTCGCCCCTACTGGTGAGGTTTAGGAGCGCGCTGGCGGTGTATCGCTTGCCGTAGCTGGTGGATGACCCGACCGCTTGCACAGCGTTTTTGGAGCCCGTGCTGTCATGGGGAAGAGTAATAGTCGTTTCTTCGCTATGCCCCGCGCAATGGCTGAGAACGCCTGTGACGGTTATTTTCCCATCGCCAGCCATCCCCGTGCGAAACGAAAGAGCGAAGCCGTGCAAAACCATCACCGGCTTGATGGCTTCGTTAATATCTTCCCAGCGGGCGTATCCTGTAGACTGCTGGACCTTGCCTGTGCGCTCGCCGTTGACCTTCTCGCGGACTTCGATACGTCCACGTTCCGTAATCACTGGAAGTTCAGCCTGCATCGCTGCAAGGGCCTCGGAGTACGCAGCCTTGGCTGTCCGCTCCATAATGCGCTCTTGCATCTGTAGCAATCGCTCCATCTTGTCTATATCGACGTCCGGGTTCATCGCCGCGCGCTCGATAACCTGGATGATCGCAGACGAGTCAGAGATCGGCGCGGCATCCAGCGAAGTCTTGGCGGTTTCAACCGCGCGTCCCCTAGCTGGCTTTGCCTGCGCTTCGTCATGGTGTTCAATAATGCTCATGGCCTTGGCCTCCGATTAAGCTGGTGAACGCATCCAGTGACGATGCCTTGGGCGAGATATTCGATCTGTCCAGCCGTAATCCGCATGTCGGCGGCGACGGCTTTCAGCTTTTCGCTTGCGTCCTTGATTTCCGCGAACCGGCCATCGGTGAACGCAGCGACTAGGGCCGATACAGAATCCTCATGCCGATTGAACTTGGTTCGCATCACGTTGCGGCCAAGCACGATTTCATCGCGTGACATCGCGAGGACTTCCTTGGCTTTGTGTGGTGACGGCGAAACTTCTGCTTTGATTGCGGGTTCGTGTCTGTTCATCACGCGCCTCCCCAATTCTGCAAAGCTGTGATGATCGCATCGGCGTTCACGTAGATCGCTGCACCGATGAAGATGATGAGGACCACAAGGGCCTCGCAGGTCATCGCGACGGATACGGGACCGTTCATGATGCCCGCGCTCCCTTGAGAACGGGATGGCAGGCCCTTGGAAAGGCGCTGAGCATCTGTTTGCGCTCGGCCCGAGCAACGGCGACCGACGAAAACAAACTAATCAGGAGCGTTGCCTCGCCTTTGGAAAGGGCAGGAGAGCCGTCCGCATTCGTGGCGCGGATGAGATCGACGATCTCTGCTGCGGTGTGTTCGGCCATTAGGCGGCTTTCTCATGATCGAGGATTGCTACGCCGCGATAAATGCGATCAGCGATTTCACGATAGGGCATCGCATATCCGGCCTTGATGGTTTTGACCTCGTTGTCAGTAAAAAACCCGAGGTTGAGCGCACCCTCGGGTGCGCCAACATTGCGAAGCGCATAGACAAGCTTGTCGATTCCAGACGCGATGGCCATTTACGCAGCCTCCCGCTGGAACGACTGCGCCGCCTGCATCGAGACGTGAAGCTCGACAAACTCGTACTGGTTGATGGAAAGCGGTTCGCCCTGATTGGCGAACTGGGTCATGACCGCGCGGAAAGCTTCCTCGCTGCGATCCTCGACCGATCCGTCGTGGACTTGGTGCACGAACAGAACGCGGTCGCCGTCCGAAGCGGCCTGAGCGACCTTCTCAAGAACATCGTTCCAGTTGTTCTGCGGATCGACCACGGCCTCGCGGCCAATCTTGGCAATGTCGATCATCACCACGAAGTAATCCGGCTGAACCGTAACGTTTGATTTGGCTGGCATCGGTGAAGTCCCCTGCTCTGATTTCACGATTATGCATTTTGCATAGTCAATGTCAATGCGTATTGCATAGAAAAATTCAGAGAGGTATATGCGTCTATGCGAATTGCGTAATTCGCTTTGCCTCCCGTATTCGGAATCAGAAACGTGCGACGGGCAGGCGAGACCAGTGCAGGGAGTCGCGCATACGCTGGAAGGGCAGGATTAGTTCTGGA